GTATACAGACAAGGACTTTGAGATATTGATATTGGGGAGTAATGACATTTACGGATGTAATGATTTCGTGCCGCACAGGGATAGTGAGTTGGTTAATGTGGGCGAGTTGTGTTGGTGTGACCGATGAATAATCAAATTAGTGATATAATTATAAGTACGGTTGAGCAGTTACTAAATCGCGCATGTCGCAAAGAGGAGTTTATGTTATTGTTAGGTACTGCGGCTGTGGAGAGCGATTTGGTTCACAGGAGACAATTGGGTGGTGGGCCTGCTCGCGGCCTCTGGCAGATGGAGCCAGCGACTGCTGATGATATAATAAGAAATTACGTGTATTATACATGGGCGAGATTTGTATGGTTACGTGGTTTTGTTCGTGATAACTGTTTGGAATATTTCATTTCGCTTTCGCACGCATTGGCTTATCATTTAGAACGTTTTGATAATTTTGCTTGTGCTATGGCGCGCATACATTATCTCCGCGTTCGAGATCCTATTCCGACTGAGTTAGTAGAGATAGCTAAGTATTGGAAAGATTTTTACAATACTCCATTAGGTGCGGGTACAGTTGATGAATTTCTCGAAAAATGGGAATTGCATGGTTGCGATGCCATTGTGGCTAACTATTTCGGGGAGGGTTAAGTATGTGGGCTACATGGCGTTTGACTGATGATATGTTATTTGCTAAAAAGCTACATCCAGGATTGGTGTGTTCTTGTAATAATTGTGATTGGCATTACCCGCCTGAGTTTGCCGCCAGGGACGGTATAACGGTAAGGTGTCAGGCGTGGGAAAACGATGTGTTTGTTGACTCTCTGTGCAGGCGTTGGAATTTGGATAATGATATATGTTTAATTTATCCACCGCCATGGTGTGAGAAAAGGCCTAAGAGGAGGATAACGTGAGATTGTTGGTTTGTGGGAGTCGGGAGTATGATAACGAGGCAAAGGTTAAGGGTATTGTTGAGCAATTAGAGGCAACGTATTTAGTTTTTGGTGATTGTCGCGGAGTTGACACTAACGCTCACGATGTTGCGCATGATTTGGATATTCCTCATGATCCGCCATACATTGCTGATTGGTATCCAACTGGTAGACTTTTTCGAGGTGCTGGAGCGGTTAGAAATAAGCGGATGCTAAAAGAGGGCAAGCCTGATGTTGTTGCTGCGGTTTTTGACAATACTAAATGTTCAGGGACAAACTTGATGGTTGGGATAGCCCGAAAAGCCAATGTGCCTGTGGTGGAATTTATAATGACGGGAGGGTCGGATGGATGAATCTATGTATAGTACATTCATGGATGAGGTAAAATTGCTTGGTGGCAGTGACCCGTTTCCTGCATTCCAGCGTGCTTGTAGGCGGTATATACAAGAACGGATGGGTAGCGTATCTGACGAGCAATTCGAGGCTGTTTTTGGTTATGCTTGGGCAATTGGGCATTCTGGTGGGTACCATAATGTAGCTATTTACATTGACGACATTCTTGACATTTTGGTAAAATTTAAGGAGAAAGTATGAGGTTAAAAGACGATCAAGGGGTAAGGCTATTTCTTGAGGGTGATTCGTATTTCGATGATTTAGAATTGTCGGCTTACGGTATGTCTGTGGTGCTTGTTGGTGCGGATCAGCAGTTTTTAGAAACACGTATTGGCGAGGAGGACGCTTTACATTTGGCTATTGATTTAGTTGAATTTGATTCTGCCGAGGATACTATACATGGGATCAGTTGTTTGCATTACATGGTAAGTGGTCAGTCTATCAAAATGTCGTTAGAGAAAGACGGCAACAAAATTGAGTGTATGTTTTCTGATACCAAGCGTGTTGTCTTGATGGGTTGGTTTCAGACATTCAAGACATTTTGCATAAACAGGTTAAACGAAACGGATTGCATTTTGCCTAACCAGACGATGCAGATGACTGAATATACTATTAATCAGAATTGAGAGGCAAAGTGGAAATAAACACACCAGAGGTTATAAAAAACCTAAGACGTGGATATTTGTTTGCATTAGATCGTTCGGTACGTGGGCGGCTTAACCAACAGCGTATTACTGACGAGATGAAAACACAATTCACGGATGCTGGTCAGTCGCTTTCCGATAGTGCTGTAGTAAAGATATTAGTAAAGAGTCGGGAGTGGGCAATTCTTGATGGAGAAAGCGAGTATAGTGTCTCCCAAGAGCGGAACAGTATAGTATTTTGCGATTTACAAAAAGTACGTAGTCAGTGGGCGTTGGCGCGGCTAGTTGGTGTGACGCAGGCGGCTATTAGCAAGTTAGAGAGTGGTAAGATTAGCCTTACAAAAGAGATAGCCGATGCGCTTGTTGAGGCATTATGGTTAAATGACAAACAGGCCGATGTGGTAATGATTGCATCTGCTAGAGATGGTGCTAATCTGATTAAGGCGAAATTTGATAAATCTATGGTTAAGCTGAAACGGCAGTATGGGGATTATCCCCAGGTAATGTTGTATTTGGGTCGAGAATTTAATTAAAGGAGTAATTATGGAATTGTCTACGATTGGCGAGGAGTTTGATAAATCTGCAATTAAAAAACGCAAGGGTGCTTTTGGTATTGTCAGTTATGTAGGTCTTGGTGAGTATATCAAACAGTTAAATAAGATTTTTGATTATCAGTGGGATTTTTTTGTAGAGCATGGTCAGGTAGTTGATGGATTTGCTGTTGTGCTTGGCAAGTTGATTGCAGGTGGTATTACTAAGATGCAGTATGGTACATCGAGGGTTACTATAAGTAAAAGCACGGGCGAAACAACACAGATAGGAGATGACTACAAAGCGGCCGCTAGTGATTGTTTGAAAAAATGTGCGTCGTCATTTGGGATAGGGTTGCATTTGTATGACGGAACCGAGGAGGATGTTAGCGATAATGCGGAATTGTTGCAACGAATTGCTAAGGGCGAGGACATGATTGTTAATGCCAGTGGTGGCGATGCTAATGTGTTACTCACGGCTATACGGGGAGATACGCCACCATTAAGCGAGGCTACAGGTGTCCAGCTTAAAGAATATTATGAGAAACTATTAGCAGAACACAAAAAGATAACTACAATGGAGTCAACCGATGGGGAGGATGCCTAGTTTTGAGGACTTGGAGTCTCCTAATCAACGATTGATTGATTTAATCCAAGCTCAGGAGATATTGCTAATGATGATACGGCGCGATGATCATTGGGATATTGAACGTCGTCGAATGGGTTCGAGAAAGAAATATTTAAAGACTAGTGATTTATGTAGTGCTACGAAAGAGAATTTGCAAATATATTATTTGCATTTAATCGACAAGGAGATAAGAGATGTCTGACAGAATGCCTAGTTTTGGAGATTTGAAAATGCCTGGTCAGTTGGTTGAGGGATGGTATAAAGCTACGATTATTGAGGCGGAATTCAAGTTGTGGCCGGATAGTCGTCCATTTATTAGTGTGGGGTTTGAGATAGATGGTGAGGGAGAGATTGCCAAGGGTGCGTACAATCTCGAAACTGACGAGGGAGATCGTAATGTAGAGCAAATCAAGAAACTGAAAGCCTTATCGGTTTATGCAGGTTTGGGAGCCGAGGGCAATTACGAACCGGAGGATTTGTTGGAAAAGAAAGTTGGTGTACGGGTAGGTATTAATAAAAAAGGTTATCCTACGGTATGGGAAACTGCCGATCTGAATGATGAGCGTAAGTGGCTCAATGACGGTGTTGCTGCCGATGAGGATGTGCCATTCTAAATGGTTTTCTCCCTCGGTTGTCGCGTGGTGCGGCAATCGGGGGGTTTTAAAGAAAGGCAGTAATGTATAACGTAGACTTTTTCAAGACAGAACTCGGTTGGATTAAACTGCCAGCCCTTAAATTTACAGTTAAGAAAGCATTAGAGGCTGCCCCTGCGTGGTTTTGGACTGCGCCATCGTCCTCGACCGGGAAATACCATCCAAAGGATTCTAATGGCGTGGGTGGTCTTTGTCGGCATACAGCAAAGGCCACTTGGTTGGTTTGTAAATATGCGGAATGTTTTGGTTTGGATAGTGACGTACTTGTGTCGGCTATGTTATTGCATGACTACGATAAATTTGGGGTAGACGACGAAATGGAACTCGGCAAAGATCGTCCACATTACCAAAATCATGAGATATTTGGTGCTGATATTTTGATGAAACGTTTTCCTGAGTTCAGCAACGAGGCGGATCAATTGCACCCAGATGAGTTGATCAACAAATGGCAAGCAATATGCGCTTGTATAAGGTCGCACTCAGGTAAGTGGGGTAAGTGCCAGCCATACACGTTAGAGCAGAAACTAGTACACATTGCGGATGTTACATCGGCACATAAAGAGTTAGTAGCAGTTAAGTTTTATGATCCTGACAGACCTGTTGATGTACCAACCAATGGGGGTACTGAAAGGTTGGTAGAAAAGAATGGCGAGACATACTTGAACTTTGGCAAGAATTTTGGCAAGTCGATCAAGTCTATTGTTGAGAATGATACAGGGTACACGAATTGGATATTGAGTGATAAGTTTGATAAAGAGGATGTTAAAGAGGCTTTTCTAAGAGCTATGGAGGATCGAGGTGGATTGGCGGGACATTCGGGTAGGATGCCGTCTTTCGAGGAGGTATAAATATGAAAATGTATTTTGTAGTGATTCTGGTGGTGTTTATCCTATGTCCTAATCTTTTTGCAAATCCTATTCTGGATTCGTTTATTCAAGATGTCATAAATGAGAGTGATGGGTTTTCTTTTGGGGAGGCATGGAAATATGATGCCAACTCCCTTGTTGCAGTAGTCCCGATTGTTCGGCGTGGCAGTGCGGCAAGAAAATATATGCTACTAAAAGAGGCGGAAAAGATAAAGATTAGTGATTCTGGTATAATAGATAATCTACATATAGAGAATGGTGAAGAATTGCCACTTTACATAAGGATAGGGGAACTTTTTGCCGGCAAAACCCAGGAACGTACTGCTATACGAAGCGTTATCATCCCAGTAGAGGAGGGAGTTTCGGTAGGAGTGCGTTGTGTCAATAGATCGAAAGGTATAGTGCCAAATAGTCCTATGACATTCGGTGGATTTGCACCCATGGTATTGGATGGTGTTCTGTGCAGTGGAGTAGATAGCGTGGTTTCACAGAGAGATGTATGGACAACTGTTTCTGATGTAGGCATCAGCACTGCTGCACCTGACACTAATGTACATGTAGTTGATGTGCCTAATGGTGGTGGCATTCCTGATTATTCGTTCTCTGTGACAGATAGCAATAATCTTGATCTTGTATCCGAGTGGCAGGTATTATCTGCGCCTAGCAACAATGATGATCTCAAAAAGACACTGGATACGCTGGGAACGGTTCTGGAAGATGTGATAGCAAGTGTGCCGTTGTTTGCAGATCAGGTCGGTATCGTCCTGCTGGACATGGACGGGGTGGTGGCTATAGAAATCTATGATTCTTCTGAATCGTGGGCTGCCATAGGGCGCGATATTCTCAAAAAGGATGCTGTTACTATTGCGAAAAAGCAGCGAGAGACAATATTCGATATAGTCGGTGTCAGACAAGCGGTCGCCATTGACTGCACGAAGAAGGTACTCTCCGCAGAATACACTGAAACAAAAGTATATTCTACCAAGCAGTATACGGTCTTGAAACTCATAACGGATAGGTATGTGGGCGAAGTCACTATGTTGGGTGATACAGTCATTCACCTTTTTGTTGTGCGGATTGCCGAATGAGAGCGGGTGCGATGCAGGTAATACAACTAGGAGGATTAAATATGGATTGTAAAATATGCGAATCTGAGGTGGAAATTGAGTCTGCTATTGAAAGAATGCAGAATCAACTTAAAGGAGATTGAATATGGAATGCAATACTGACAACTTGGGTATAGATGATGGTTCTGTGGTGATAAAACTTGATAGTGGCAAGACGATCAATACGGATGATTATACAGAGTTAGAATGTAGATATTGTAATGCTAGAGTAATGAGTGCGCCCTGCGAAATTCCCAAACTTGTACAGGTGGGTGCAAAGGATTTGGGGCTAATTGAAGCGGTGTTGGTATATGGTTGTTGTCCTGTATGTTTAACGGTTGTGACCGGATTATGTACAGATCACCCTGTAGGGTATCTTAAACAATATGCGGATGCTTATCGCATGTTGGTAGCTAAAGCGGGAATTCCTTTGCAATTGTTATCGGATTCGACCGGTTTTGAGCGGATAAGAGCAGGTATAACTGATACAACTATGTGGGTTTTTGATCACGATCATCGCATCCAGCGTTTGATTGGTACTTATGGCAGTGTAGCGGTAGGAGAACAGTATGAATTGTAAAATATGCGAATCTGAGGTTGGCGAGAACAAGAAATATACGACATTTGTGATAGATAGGAAACAACTTGTGATTTGTAAGGGTTGCTTAATGAAAGGTATGCAAGCTGCATCGCGATCTGTGGTAACTAAGCAGGGGGTTATTAGCAAGCCACGATTGTTCTTTGGTAGTGGCGACACCCAAGCCCGCGAGGTTGCGGAAGAGGAGGGTTGGGAGGTTGCGAAAAGTGAGTGGAGAGATTTCGAGGAGGGTGTATGGTTTATTACTCAGCACTGGAAAATGGCACAAACGTATTATTGGTTCTCTGGTGACGGAAATTGGTACCAAAACGTCAACATGAGCGTACATGAAATTTTCAGGCGATCTTGCCAGAACATCCGTGATCACTTTGGTGTATGGCTAGAGGTATGTATGGAGAGTACGGATGGTGGTTCTTGATGGGAGTAACTACTGACGCTATATTGTTTTATGGATTTGAATTGAAGGACGAGGACGGCGAAGAAGTTGGCGACCTTGATTATTTCCTCACTGGTTCAGAAGAAGAGTGCAATTGGGAAGAACTGGTTGAAGAGAAAACAGGGAAGACATATCAGGATTGGGATGTAAAGTTTGACTGCCATTGCAGTGACAGTTATCCAATATGGTATATTTGTATAAATAGTGCTGGCAAAGGAGCAAAGCGTGGGTATGCCGTAGAGATAACCTCAGCAACGTTACAGGTCGATAAATGTCAGGCATGGAGTGCCAGACTGAAAGCGTTTTGCGATGCTATGGGCATTGAGTGTCATAGTTCTGCGTGGTTGCTTGTAAGTTGGTGGGGATAAATGCAAGCTAAATGGGGTGTAAAATACGATTTATGGATTTCAGGAGAGCCGGTTGCGAAATCGACGATGAAACCACCCAATAGTCCTAATGCTTTTTGGATAGTACAACAGGTTCCTAAATACAAACGGTTAAAGGCTACATGGGCTTATCAAAAATATGTAGCCGAATGTGCCATGGGCAAGATTCCTGTTTTCGAGAAAGACGATCCTATTAAATTGTCGGCAATCATTAAGAAAACTAAACACAAAACGGGTGATAGAAAGAATGTTATAGCGGCCATTGAGGATGGGTTGCAGTATGGTGGATTCATTCCTGATGACAGGCAGATAACAGATTCGGGAGAGATACATATGGTGTTTAACTGTGGTACTGATGCAGGTGTATTTGTAGAATTAGAGATTAGTCCATATGCGGCTGATCTGGATTGGCTGTCCGGTTGGTTGCAATCAAAAAAGAAAGCTAGGGAATATCAAATCACAAGAGGTATTGAATGAAATTAGACCAAGTTCCACCGCAGAATGTCGATGCTGAACGAGCCGTGTTAGGGGCAATGTTAATGCCTGGCGAGAATGTAGTCCCTATCGTTATGCCACTTTTGGTTAATGATGATTTCTATTCTAAAGGCAATGCTTGTATTTTTGGAGCAATTACTACACTTTATGAAGTGGATGCTAAGATAGATTTATTGACAGTTGTTGAGCAACTGACTAAGGACGGTACGTTAGACAAGACAGTTGGCGTTGCAGAAATCAACGTAATGATTGAGTCGGTGCCATCTGCGGCAAACGTTGAGTACTACGCCGAAATGATTCGCATTGCGTCTATGCGACGCAATGCAATTGCGGTGGCGGCTAAAATGTATAAGGAATTACTTGATGATACATTAGAATTTGATGACGTTATTGCTAGTGCCGAGAAAGCTATTCTGGATATTAGAATGGATCGGATTAAAAATCCTGTAAGTCCGATTAAGGCAGTGATTCAGTCTACAACAGATCGGTTAAACAAGATTTCTGACAATCCTGATGGGTTACTAGGTATTGCGACGGGATTTCATGAGTTGGATTCTTTGATTCAAGGTATTCAAAAAAGCGAACTGACAGTGGTGGTAGGGAGGCCGGGGATGGGTAAGTCGATGTTAGTTCACCAGATAGGTGTATACGCTGCGCAACATTGCAAAGAACCTACTTGTATATTTAGTTTGGAAATGCCAGAAGAGGCATTAGGTATGCGTATAGCATCTAGTATTTCGGGGGTGCCTTTTGAGTTTGTTCGTAGAGCCAATATGACTGATACTCAGTGGTCGAAAATTTTCCAAGTATTTAACGATTTGGTGGACGTGCCATTATTTATTGATGATACACCTGGAATTAGCATTGAGGAGATTCGAGCTAGATGCCATCAGATGGTATCGAGTCATGGCTTGGGGGTAGTGATTGTGGATTACTTTCAATTAATTGCTAAGAAAGGCAAGTCGGATACTCGTTTGGCTGAGTTAGAAAATATTTCGCAATCCCTGAAAAATTTGGCTCGTTCATTAGATATTGCCGTTGTATTGGCGGCGCAGTTGAATAGAAATCTTGAGGGGCGGCCTGATAAACGTCCGCAGTTATCAGATATAAAATCGTGTGGAAAACTTGAGGAGGATGCTGATGTTGTGTTGGGTATTTATAGAGATTCATACTATCCCCCCAAAGACAAGAATGATCATTCGGCGGAGATATTAATTCTCAAGCAACGTAACGGGCCACTAGGGACGGCTCATTTAGAGTTTGACGGGAATAGGGTACGGTTTTTGAATAAAAGGAGCTAACTATGGATGTTAGGAAAGAGGAGTTTTATCCTGAACTTTTGAAAGTATCGCAAGAGGCAGTTAAAGATTTACAAAAAAAGGGTTGGGAACTGGCGGAAATATATTGGCGGTGGGGAGTAGCATTAGCTGCTGTTAAGACTGAGTATGGCGAGCAGACAATCACGAGTATTGCGGAAGACGTGGACAAGCATTACACTACGTTATACCGTGCTCGTGCTGTGGGGGCAAAGTATCAAACACTTGTAGCGTTGAAAGAGGCGTGGACAAAGGGCGAGGAGGGCGGACGTGCAATGTCGTGGAATCGTTTGACTAAGGCATTGCCTAGTCCTACCGACGATCCCGATGCTTATGGTGGTCAGACCCGTGTGGTGGATCAACTTATGTATAAAGTCGAGTCGCAAGGAGACGACATAGAAAAGTTGAAAGATTTCCTGGATGCTCCTGAATTGGACGAGGACACCAAGCGGCAGATTGTCGGAGTGTTGGCGCAAGTTTCCGTTACTGCTGTGAATATTGAAGGCGATTACATGGATTATCTCCGGTCTTGTCCTTGTATAGAATGTGGTGCAGAGGCGTTAGACGCGTGGGTTTTAGTTTTAATAGGTTTGCCTGAACAGACACAGTTTACGGCTATCCCGTTGTGCATTCAACATTTCAGAGAAATGCGCAAAGATGGCCAAGGACAATTTCGTCAACGTAGAGGCTTGAATTATAAAGCTGAGATAGCGAATCTTTTGGTGCCATATTATGTAGCCAAGGAGGCGGAGCTTGAAAATAACAGTCAAGGCTAAAGAGTTTATCTATAAGGTTAATTTGTTAAGAAATGTTGTGCCGGCAAAGTCGCCTTTGCCCGTGCTTACAGGCATATTGGTGAGTAGCGACATGACAATGATTGCCAATAATAGCAGAACGGGGTTGTCCGTTAAACTACATGGCGAACAATCATTAGAGGGTTATTTAGGTGATCCACCAAGTTACGTTATACCTGGACGTAAGATTATCGACATCTGCAATAAGATAAAAGTGGATGACGACGATATTGCTACATTAGATTTTAATGACGACAAAATGGTTTTCAAGGTAGGAAAATCTCGGTTTACATTAAGGACATTACCTGCCGATCAATTCCCTGCTTTTCCTGCTATACCTGATACTGACAGATGTACTATGCCAGGTGAGGATTTGGTTCGGTTGTTGAAAAGTACGGTCTACGCGGTATCAACTTTGCAGGTTAGAATGTTCCTTTGCGGTGTTTTTCTTAAAGGGAGTGAGGGTGTTTTAACTGCTATGGCTACGGATCAGATACGGTTTGCTATAGCGTCTATGTCTTATGACGTGGAGTTCCCTGGTGTCGTTATACCTACTGAGTTTGCAAAAGTAATGATTAGTACGTTGCGGCCTGATACTGACGTATGGTTGACGGTGGCGGACAATCAATTGGTTTGTGGTCAAGATGATATTGTAATGACCTCGTTATTGATTGCCGAGAAATTCCCAGAGGAGACGCCGAATAAGGTCGTGGTGGATGTTAAGGCATATTCTAATTCAACCATTTGTAAGTTATCTGATTTTTCTAATGCAATAGACATGGCGTTACTATTAGCAAATCCATTAGCGGCCAATAGAATCATGCTCAACAGTGGTGATGGTGTGTTAAATATAACCGCTAATGCTGAGGTGGGAGAGGCATTAAATGTTGTAGATGCTGAGATTTCAGGAGCTATGGAGTCTACATATTTCAATGGTGCATTTGTGAAAAACGTCTTGAATGTACTGGATGGAGAGAAAGTTACTATTAAATATACCGATCATAGGCAACCTGTTTTAATTAGTAATGAGAATACTTTGGGTATTATTGTGCCTTTGCAGCCTTAAGGGGGTATTGTTATGACACAGAAAGAGTTGTTATTAAACGGAGTGGTAGATGGTGCTAAGTCTCGGAATTTATTAATATGTGAGGTTGCAGATGAATTGGGCGTTAATCCTAATTCGGTGCGACGACGATTGAATGAATTAGTTGCAGAACGCAGAGTGCAGTATGAGGATATAAAGGGTGAAATGTGTGTTGTATTATTGGAAGATAAGCGCGCACCAGATGATACCGACTTGTTAGATACCGAACGCAAACTACGTGTCGCTAAGGATCAAAATAACGCGTTGCAAAAGAAAATCAAGGCATTGCATCGCGAGGATGATGCGGTAATGCGTATTGTTGATGCTATACAGGATTGCGGTATAGCTTTTGATTCTGTGCCGCCGCCTAAATTTCATGCTCTTAAACAAGGATTGGTATCGGAAACATCTGTATTGCATTTAGGTGATTTGCATATTGATGAATTAGTTGATGTGCGGGATACTGGTGGATTGGCAGAGTATAATCTTGAGATTGCTACTAGGAGAGCACAGAGTCTTGTAGAGAAAATGGCAGACATTAAGACTAATCGTTTGTTGGGATATGCGTTAGACGATCTAGTTGTTTTGTCATTGGGCGACATAGTGAGTACGAACATACATGGGATTATGGACAATACGGGTGCATGTCCTGTGGATGCGTTGTTTCATGCTGCCTATTTATATGCTCAGATGTTACTTGATTGTGCTAGGACATACAGATCTGTGCGTGTTGTATGTGTGCCAGGTAACCACGGACGAGTTACAGAAGAGGTGCGTTACAAACAACCGTATAATAATTGGGATTATGTATTGTGTCAGTTTGTTGCTGTTATGATGAAAAACCAGCCAAATATATCTTTTGAAATTCCACGTAGTTTGTGGGTGGTAGAGCAGATCGAGGGTTGGAATTGGCTTGTTGCTCATGGTTCATTCGCCAAAAGCTGGCAGGGCGTACCATTTTATGGCATAATTCGTTCGCTTAAGAATATTCGAGATTTACTAGATTCAGTACATACTGTTCGGCGGCGACAAGAATTATTGGATGATGAGTCGGATTTAATGGAGCAAATGGATACTGTACGTGAGGATATATGGAAAGTGCATGGCATCAAATTTGATTATTGCGCTCTAGGCCATTTCCACACATCAGGCACTTTAGATATAGGCACAGGGGAGGTATTTATGAATGGCAGCATGATTGGTGCGACAGATTATTCTATCCAGAAAATGCAGGCAGGGAATGCTCCACGTCATTGGTATCATGGTATGAATGCGAAACACGGAGCTACTTGGCGGTACAATTTAGACCTCGATAGGGTGCCGGAGAACATGCAACAACGTTATGGAATAGGTGGCGAGGGTTTATTGGTTGATGAAATGCGGCAGTTGGAGCAAAGCGATGGTTAAAGTGTATCTATCAGGCCCTATTCGCGGTTTGTCGTATGACCAAGCTGTTGGTTGGCGAGACAATGTTCATGTTGCGTTGTATCCTGAGATTACGACCTATTCACCAATGCGCGGCAAGGAGGCACTTGCTGGTTGCGAGTGTCTTGATGAAAGAGATTTGATTACGGATGATTCTGCGTTTACTGTTAAGGGTATTGTTGGTAGGGATTACAATGACGTGCGTATATGCGATCTTTTGTTTATCAATTTGCTTGGAGCCAAACAGTTTTCTGTTGGCACTATATCTGAGATTGCGGCTGCCCATATGTTGAACAAACCGATTGTTTTGGTAATGGAGCGGTGGAATATTCACGATCATCCATTTGTAACAGAGCCGCCTATATATTGGGTTGACAATTTAGATAAGGCAATAGCGTTGACTAAGGGCGTGTTGTTGCCATGAGGAGATATAATGAGTTATATGGAAAATCCGAAAACTACAGGTAGCGGGATCGTATGTTGCGCTCCCCAGACAACTAAGTGTCCCAGAGGTTGTGCTGATTGTTTCGCGCAACACGATGGCGTGTACGCTACATTGCCCAATATACCGCCTGTAGAGCTAACTAAAGGGCGTGTGGTGCGTATAGGCGACATCAGTGATGCTTACCATCAGCTTGATTGCAGTTTAGCAGTGGCGTCCAAATATGATGATTGTTTTTTGAATTCGTCATATTCTAAGATATTTGACGAAGTGTCCGACATTCCAGTTGTGTTGACGATCAATCCAGGCGAGATGACTGATGTAGATTTTTACAAATTAGATCCTATTCCTGAAAATTTAATGTTTGTGCGTTATAGGGCTAATGCGTGGAACACTGCCATGATGCGAGCGGCGATTAATTATTACACTTCTAAAGGTATAGTGGTAATTTTGACGTGGATGGCATACACAGCAACGCCAATTCCTGAGTTGTATGCAGACGTGTACGAGTTTCGCCAAAGGACGCTTAATTCGTATTGGTGTATTAAGGAATATGCTAGGCGACGTATTGAACGAGATTATGGTGATAACGATTTGGTGTACTCATGTGGTAAGCAATGTGTTCGGTGTGGGAACTGTCTTAGAGGTTATTTCGAGACGAAGGAACGGATGCGAAATGCTGACAAATGTATTACGAAACGAAAGAAAGGTTTCGAGAAAATGCAAAGTAATGATAAAGCTATACAAATGTGGTGGTTTTTTGATGCGCCCAAAGAATATCGAGATTTGTCGGGACATGGTGGTGATGAGGATTATCTTGCTTTCGTACCCGATGGCGTTGATACTCCTTGGTGGATGGACGATGTATATCAAGGTGGGTGGGCCGTTTGCGATGTAGAGTGCCATATAGTTAGTGGTGGTACGGTATATATAACTGCTCACGCGTAGGAGATACAAAATGCTTAATATATTGTGGTTGGTAGTAGTAGGTGGTGCATTTGCGGCTGTTGTGTTGCAGTTTTGTGTCGCTTATTGGGATAAGCGACGTAAGCGAGTATTAGAGATAGCTACGGAATTTGTGGATCGTATGGAGGGGCACAGAGAGGAACTTAGGTGGGACGACACTACTTTCAGACTACTTTTTGAGTTGATAAAAGCTTTGCGGGATGCGGGTTTTGATGCGGCTCCTTGGTGGAGGAACTAATAGAAAATAGACGAAAAGGAGACAGAGAATAATGGCAAAGATTCTACATAGAGGTCATTTTGATGACGGGCTAATGCGTGGCGAGGCGTTGGTTGATATATTCCAAACGGGTAACGAGTTGATTGAGCAGTTGGGTAACATATGTCGAGCAGGACGAGTTTGTTACAGGTCTGATCAAGGTGACGATACTCAAAATGGCGAATTTATCAATATGTTGATGCGACGGGGACACCACTCTGTAATTGAGCATAGTAGTCTTTCAGTAATGTTTGCGAATGTTTCGAGAGGTTTTACTCATGAGTGCGTAAGACATAGGCTCTGTGCGTTCTCTCAGGAGTCTACACGATACTGCGATTATGCTGGTGGTAAGTTAGATTTGGAGGAATCTGAATTAACGTTTATAATGCCGCCACATCAAGAGATCGAAATTAGAGAAGTGTTCACTGACCACCCAGCGTGGGGGGTTGTGCAGAGCAATGTGCAGAATACTCCTAAAGTAGATATAATTGAAAAGCATTATAATGCCTTGCGGCAAAACGGGTGGCTACCTCAAGATGCAAGGCAATTTCTTCCTATTGGTATAGCTGCCAAGATAGCAGTTACTGCCAACTTTAGGGAATGGCGTCATATATTTGCCATGCGTACTCAGAAAGCAGCGCACTGGGAAATCCGTTATGTTATGTATGACTTACTTACTGTCCTTAAAACTTGGATACCTGTTATATTTAGGGACTTTGTAAATGTAGATGATAATGGCGAGTTGCTTCAGGACGCTCAAGGATATGGATATTACAAGCAGATTGAGTGGCCAGCAAAGGGAGTTGGATAATGGATCTTGAAAAGCAAGTGTGTTCGTTAGGATTAGCGAAACAGCTAAAAGAACTAGGAGTTGTTCAGGACTCATATTGGTATTGGCGCTATCGCGATGCGGTATGGCATTTAGAACGGATAGATATAACGGTGATTCCAGAGGCTGATTATGTTTCTGCATTTACTGTGGCTGAATTAGGAGAGCTATTATCTGATTTTTCTTATACATGGCGTTGTTTGGTTGGTGATGTAATGTATTGGCGTGGTGGGGATGATGTTGGTGATCCTGCTATCGTTTCCGCCTATTCCGAAGCTGATGTAAAAGCTAACTTGTTGATTTGGCAAATAAAGCACGGGATAGATAAGCGTGGCATGGTTGATCCTTTTTTAGTTCCTGATGATTTTGTTGGCTCTGAATGCGAACCGGATGACGCGGCAGAGACCGATTTGCCACAAGACGAATTGTGTGATGATTGCGGTATATGCGGGCCTGATGGTGTTGATAAAGAAATTTCTGGGGAGGTGGGGTGTGTTCGTCATGATGATGTAAACCACCCCGACCATTATACATCAGGCGGTATTGAAGTGATAGATTTTATCGAGGCTAAAGGGTTGGGATTTCATCTAGGTAATGCTGTAAAATATATTGCACGAGCAGGCAAGAAAGATCCTGACAATCTAGTGCAAGACCTTGAGAAAGCGCGTTGGTACATTGATAGAGCGATTGAGAACGACGGAGATTCGCAATGACCGATAAGATGTGGAAAGAAATTCTTACAATATCACAGGAATTAGGTGATGATTGTCTCAAAACTATTGAGGGATTAGGGAAAAATAAATACGA